TGGGAAAATACTTTGCATTGACTTTGTAAAATTTCAATACGGAACAGAGTTAAACCCATCAAGTCCTATTCATAGAAAAGTAATAGATTTGTTATCAAAGTATGATGTGGAATACCAAACAAAAGAAGTACAAGGGAAAGGCTTTAATAAGCCTACGATTGAAGATATTAAAGAAGAAATGTTAAACAAGTGGGATGATAAAATCGCTTCATATCAAGCAAAAAGATTCTTTGATTATTACGAAAGTGTTGGGTGGTTTGTAGGTAAAAACAAAATGAAATCTTGGAGACACGCAGTAAACGGATGGATAGCACGAACAAAAATCGAACCTACAACCGAATCAATAAAACAAAAACTTTCTATATTAGGGAATAAAAAACTATCTGAACTATGACACCAAAAGAAGATGCAAAATTTTTATTTGATTATGCCAAGAATAAATATTATTTTAATTATGAAGATGCAAAAAGATTTTCTTATTTATATGTAGAAAATAAATTATATATATTAAAAGATAAAATAAGAATTAAACATTGGGAAAAAGTAAAAATTGAAATTGATAATATATGAATGTAGCATTTGAATATTTAAGGCAATTCAAAAAAGTATCTGATGAAGCCGAAGAACTTGTAATGAAAGTCATTAAAAAGCGTTATCCAGAAATCTCTCTTAATGAACTTGTAAATATATTTGAGCAAGGTATTACAGGAGATTTTGGTAAGGTATATTCAGCCGATCCAGAAACACTTTTAGATTGGGTAAAGACTTACACGAATAGAAAAGGACAACAACGCTCCTACTACGAAACGCCAATACTAACGCCAGACATTACTATTTATGACCAACGCTATCCCGAAAAGCAAGAGGATTGGAATAAGGAAGTAAACAAAGGTTATACCGCTTATTTGAATGGTGTATCTACCAGACAAATGCACCCGCATATTTACGATAGGTTAATGGTAGATGGTAAAATACAAATGAATGCTTATCTAAAATACTACAAGGACAAAGTAGATGAAGCCAAGCAAATGATCCTTAATGATTACTTTCAAGAACAAAAAAGAAAAGGATTTAGTTATATTTATTTTATAAAAAGTGAGAAATGAGTTGGGATGAACTTTCTATAAAAGAACGGCAGCAATTATTTAATGAGATAGTTAATAATTCTTTTGTTGAGTTAAGTTTGACTTATGCAAGAGAATACGAAAAAAACCCTCGTAATTTTATTAATTGCTACATAAAGCACAAAGGAGTGCGAATGTGTTGTAATTGGATTGTGTTTACCTATAAATATATTGGAGCCTTTGAAGAGTGTAAACAATTAGGAAAAGATTTTACCGAGTGGGCAGATAGACAAAATGTAAAAGAAGATCAAAAGAAACCACTTGCTGAACTTATGTTAGTAATATATTCAATATTAAAAAAATGAGACAATTACCAAGAATAAAAATAGATGATGAATCCTATCAATATTCTTTAGAGTTTGTAAATAATAATAATATTGCAAATCGTGGAGAATTTGATGGTAGCAAAAGAAACCAATTTGTTGGCATATTAGGGCAAGTAATGCTTTATAAATATCTTTTTGGAAAATTACCAGAATTAGAATCTGGATTTGATAACGGAATAGATTTAGTTTATAATGATGTTACAATCGATGTCAAAACAATGGAACGCAAAGGATTTATGAGGGATTACTATGTGAATAATTTTGTAGCATCACAAGGTAAATATGAAACACAAGTTTTAATATTTTTAAATTATAATTCAGTAGAAAATATTATTGAAATTTGTGGATGGATATTTAAAAAAGATTTATTCTATAAAGGAGAATTTTATAAAAAAGGAACAAAACGATACCGAAGTGATGGGAGTTATTTTATAAATGAAGCGGATATGTTTGAGATCCCACAAGGAAATTTAAAACATTTTGAAAAATGATTTGTAAAGATTGCAAAAAAGATAAACCAGAAACAGAGTTTAACTTGACCGAAGATTATCGAAGGAATCAATGTAAGTCCTGCACGAAAAAGAATAGAGCGGTTTATTTGAACCCCGAAAGTTATTACAATTTATTTGTAGGAAAAGATAATTGGAAGGATATCTATTTTAAAAAAACTATCGTATCAAGAAACTCATTTTAAACAAATAATATGAAACCAAGAGATAAAGCAGAAGAATTAGTTAGAAAAATGTGTCTTAATGATTGCACAATTAAAAACATTGACAAAGCCAAACAATTTGCATTAATAGCAATAGATGAAATAATGGAAGCACTTGAAAAAAATGGTAGTTGGAATTATGATTATTGGGAAGAAGTAAAACAAGAAATAGAAAAACTATAATATGGCACAAACAGCAGTTGAATGGTTGGAAGAACAATTAAATAAATGGTCAGATGGAAGGTTTTATTTACCACCACATTTATTTGAACAAGCTAAACAAATGGAGAAGGAGCAGAAAGAATCATATTATAAGTTAGGTTATGTTCATGGAGTTGGTGATAGTAGGCTTACAAATATGATTATTGATAAAAACAAATAATATGAAAAGATGTACAGGGTGCGGAAGGTTAAGTAGCCAACCGTTAGGGCTAAATAGTAAAGGAGAGTATTACTTAACTTGTTGCCCAGATAGTAATTATAAGGATGTTACAGCAGTAGAATGGTTATGGAATGAATTATGTGATAAAGGTTATTTTAAAAAGTTACCAATATCTGAAATTAAACAAGCAAAACAAATGGAGAAGGAGCAGATAATAGCTGCCTTTGATATAGCTTGTGAAGATGATGATAGAATTGGTAGGGAATACTACAACGAAACCTTTACTTCAATTCCACAAGACGAAACCCCATTTGCCATAGAAACCGAGCAGTTTTAGAAGATTCTTTTCTGACTTTTGTTTCTGACCAATCTGGATGCTTTAAATGAAAATGCTCGTGCAAGAGATATAACAAATATCTATAACCTCGTAACCTTTCATCGATTTCCATTTTGTTTTCATCGGTGTAGGCTATTCCGTAGGCTTGTTCTTTACCTAACTTTCTATGAACTACTTGATGTATCTTCTTCTGCATAAAAATTAGTGGTATAGATTTCTTTTACTCCGATATGAATAATATAAAGAGTCATCAGTTTTATCTGTCTATAAATCTCTTTTTCCTCTTCATCCATCATTCCATAATCAAATTCACTCAAAGCATTTAGAGCATTGGTACACGCAGCAATATCTTCGTGCGGTGTTAAGTTCAATGGCAATTCAACTGTCTCTTCCATTAGTAATCTGTTTTAATACGAGGAATCCCTTTCCTTCGAGAAAATTCAATAATGTCTTTTTCTATCTCTGCTCTTGATTGCTTTCGGTATTTATCACAAAGCGGTTCGAGTATCTGAAGCCTCTCCACCGGTGTTAATACTTTCACTAATTCTTGAATTTGCTTCTTGATAATCGGGAAATCTTTGTGTGTCATAATCGTTTTGAATTTTTTGTAAATATAGTAAACCATCCATTAATTCCTCTTTAAAATGTTGCAACCATTCAGAAAAAGATAGGTCTGTTCGATCCATCGTAGTTCCGTACTTTTTAAACCCCCTTTCCTCTCGGTTCTGAAACTCTGATATTAATTGATTAAGTAGGTTGCTCATTTGATTGTTTTATCGTGATATCTTCCGCAATCTGTACACTTGTATTGAGCCTTCTTTAAACCAGAAGCCATTATCCTTATCCTCTGTCGGTTTATTTTACTACTTCCACATTCTGGGCAAGAACCCCTATCATCGTTTCTAACCACCCCAAAATGCGTTTTAATGGTATCGTGAGCCTTTAACTTCTGATGTACCCTTTCTAAAATTAAAACATCTTGCATACAATAGCGAATCATCTTCTTCATTGCAGTTTCGCAATTCTTTAAAACGATATCCTTCCAAAGAGAATAATCCGTTTTAATCTTTGCACCTACTCCTAAAAACTTGGCTATGTAATCAAGTTTATTTGAGTTGAACTTAAACTTATTCTTTGAGATTTTGTAGGTATCGATAGTTGTGTAATTTGGAAACATATCGATATTGTGGAAAAGACACCTTGTTCTAATCCAAGGCAAATCGAACATATCCGAGTTGTGCCCTACAAGTTCGTGAGCATCGTTAGCGACTTTAATAAACTCTTTTAGTAAAGTTTTGTCGCATTGGTTTTTATCCCATCTTAAAAAGTGAACTTTCTTTTCGCCTTCCCACTTATAGCAAATGCAAATGATTGCTCGTTCTTTTACTATATTTTCCGTTCCTATGTTTAGTTTATAACCGGCTTCCCAAAACATTCCAATATTGGGAGAAACTTCGATGTCGAAGTATAATCGTTTTCGCATATAGG